CGACGAACCTCAACCCGTCGATCACCGAGACGATCAAGAACAGCGACGGCACCGCGCACGACCTGACCGGGCAGACCGTCCACTTCCGGATGCGAGCCCTCAACTCCGCGACGATGAAAGTCGACGCCGCCGCGACCGTCGTCTCCGCGCCGGCCGGGACGGTTCGGTACGACTGGATCGCCGGCGACGTCGACACCGCCGGGCTGTTCCTCGTCTGGTGGCAAGTCACGACCACCGCCGGCGGCAAGACGCAGGACATGGCCGAGGCGATCGTCGAGTTCCGATCGCACGTCCCCGCCACGCAGCCCGCCTACATCGACCGTGAAGAGATCAAGTCGACGCTCGAACTCACTGGGCAAACCTACGCCGACTCGGACATTGACCGTGCCCGCCACGCCGCGTCCCGAGGGATCGACACCTGCCTGAACCGCCGCTTCTACCTCGACGCCGACGCAAGCCAGATCCGCACCTACACACCGGAGTCGTTCCGGCTGCTCGTGATCGACGACCTCTCCGTCCTCACCAGCGTCACGCTCGACCGTACCGGCACCGGGACGTTCTCCGAAACCTGGACGCTCGGAACAGACTTCGTCCTCGAGCCGCAGAACTCCATCGCGAACTTCCGCCCCTACGAGCAGATCACCGTCCGCCGCTACTCAGGCCGGTGGCTCCCCACCTACATCGAGAAGTCGGTGCAGGTCACCGGGCAGTTCGGCTGGACAAGCATCCCGGAGGACATCAGGGCCGCGACCGGGATCCTCGCCGCGAAGCTGCTGCGGCGGATCCGTGAGGCGCCGTTCGGGATCGTCACCGTCGGGATCGACCAGGGCGCCGCGATGAGGATCGCGCGCACCGACCCCGACGTCTACTCGCTCATCTCGAGCTACACGCGGCACCCGCCGTTCATCTAGCCGATGGCCGCGACCCTCACGCAGATCCGCCAAGGACTGGCGGCCACACTCTCGACCCTCCAGGGCATCCAGGTCTCCCCCTACATGCTCTCGAACGCGACACCGCCGGCCGTCCATCTCTACCCCGGCGGGGCGGCAGGAGACATCACCTACGACCTCGCGTTCCAGCGCGGACTCGACATGTGGCCGTTCACCGTCCAGGCATTCGTCGGCTTGACGAGCGACATCGGCGCCCAGGTGATGCTCGACCAGTTCATCGCACCGTCCGGACCCCAATCAATCAAAACGGTTATGGAATCGAACCCAACGCTCGGCGGACTTGTCGACGACACCCAGGTCGTGTCCTGCACCGGCTATCGCATCTACCGACGCGACGGCGCAGGCCCAGTCCTGGGCGCCGAGTGGCACCTCACCGTATACGCATCAGGAGCCTGAGGAGGATCCAGGTATGACACTTCTCGCAGTACAGAACATCAACCGGGCGGGAGTGACGCCGGCATACACCGCTGTGACGGCAAGCGACACGTTCCTCCCGGGCTCAGGAGTATTCCTTCACGTCAAGAACGCCGGCGGCTCACCGGATGTCTGCGTCGTCGCGGTACTCCAGGGCGACCCGCCCGGGTTGACGATCGCCGACAACTCGGTCTCAGTCACCAACGCGCAGGAACGGATGATCGGCCCGTTCCCGTCAAACTTCTTCGCCGATCCAGTCACCGGGCTCGCGACCGTCACACACGGCTTCACGACCTCGGTCACGTCCGGCGCCTTCAACCTCACGCAGCCATGAGCAACCGTTACAAGGTTCTCCTACCGCTCACGGTCAGCACCGCCGACGGGTCGTACACCCAAGGCGACGAGTTCGACATGGACTACACCGCCAGCGAAGAAGCAGACGTGCTCGCGTGGCGCGGCGGCGGGATGGTCGAGATCGTCCCGGCGAAATACAAGGTGATCGGGCCGAACCAGGTCTACGGAACCGATCCCGGCGAGACGTTCGAGGCCGCACTCACGGTCGGACAGCAGCAGCACCTCATCGACTCCGGAAACATCGAGCGTGCTGCGCCGACACCAACCCCTAGGCGAAAGAAAGAGAAGGAGGAGGACTGATGGCGATCTTCGTCTTCACCAACGGGTTCGTGTCGATCAACGGCGTGGACCTATCGAACCACGGCAGCAAGGTGACCACCAACGACACTCGCGCACAGCTCGACATCACCGCGTTTGGCGCGAGCGCCCTCACCTATACGAAGGGACTCGGAGACGCCTCGATCTCGGTCGACTTCTTCCAGGACTTCGCAGCGGCCAGCGTCCACGCGACCCTGTCGCCGCTGATCTCCACCTCGACACCGTTCGCCGTGGAGGTGAGACCCGTCAACTCGGCACGATCGGCCACGAACCCGGCGTTCTTCCTCGCCGCCGCGCTCCTGTTCACCTATCCGGGCATGGATGGCAGCGTAGGACAGCCGCTCGGCGGAACCTACATCTTCCAAAATGCCGGCCAGGCAGGAATGACGTATCCCATTTCCTAATGGCTGATGTCATCCGCGTCACGGGCCTCACGGAACTGATCAAGGCGTTCCGTGCGGCCGACGCGGGACTCGGCCGCGAGGTCAGGAAAACCCTGATCGAGACCGGCGAAGTCGTGAAAGCCTCGGCGCAGTCAAAGGCCGGGGCGGACATTAGGAACATCGGGCCGCGCTGGGACCAGATGCGATTGGGGATGAGTGGCGACAGCGTCCTCTACATCGTCCCGGCACGCCACCGCACGTCCGGCACGCCCCGCCCGAACCTCGCCGGGCTACTCCTCGAGCGGGCGATGATCCCCGCCGCCGCAGAGAGCGAAGAGCTCGTGCGGCACAACTTCGAGAACGCCATCGACGACCTGAACGCGAACGCGGGGCTGCTCAGCAGCCTGCACGCGCTCACCTAACCAGAGGAGACAAATGACCGGGCCAATATGGAAGGTTGGGCTGCACACCTTCCCATTCGTGAATGACTTCAACCACGGCGACGCACCGTTGATCCGAGAGGTGACGGGTCTCACCTGGAACGAGTTCTCCACCATTTGGTCTACGTGGGATCCCGAAGCTCCGGATCCGCTGGTAGGGACAGCATTACTTGCTGTCGCGGTACAGCACGCCCAACCGACGTGGAGCCGCCAGCGGGTGAACGATTTCGTTCGGAACCTTCCGATCGGCGCCACTGAGTTCATCGCTCCCGAAACCAATACGCCCGCGGCGGACGACCCGGACGCCAACCCGGAGGAGGTCGCGCGGACCGTGATCCCCCCGAGCGATTCCTCCGCGAGCTCGAACAGCTCGGACGCCGCGTCGAGTACGCCGGAGGAATCCCCGCCGGAAAACTCAGCTACGCAGAGCCAGAGCGTTTCTGTCGACCCTGGCTCCTCCACCACTATCCCGGATTTACGCCAAGTCGTATGACCGAACTGCCGCTCCAGTTGTACTGCGACATGTACGAGTACGCCGGGCATCACTGGGCGGGCGTGTAGGCGATGCCGTCCGTCAAGGTCGAGCTACTCGCCGACGAGAGTTCGCTGCTACGCGCCTACCGTAACGCCGGCGAGCAGACGAAGAAACTCGGTAGCCAACTCGACGCCGCCACGAAGAGCCATGTCGGTCTGACGGATGCGTCGAACAAGACGAGTAAGGCCACGTCGGATTTCGGGAACACGCTAAACACCAGCAGCGGCCATCTTCTTAGCTACGCCAAGAACGCTCTGCTGGCCGGTGGCGCGCTCGTAGGTGCCGGGAGCATCTATGAGGGGCTGAAGACGTCGATCACGGCGGCTGAGGCGTTCAACGTCGCGCAGCGGCAGCTACAGGCGCAACTCAAGACGAACAAGGAATCGTTCGCTGCGGTGTCGCCATGGCTGGACAAGTTGAACGCCGCGCAGGTGCAGCTCGGGTTCACCTCGACGCAGACGGAACAGGCGTTCACCCGGCTCGACCGCGCGAGCGGGAGCGCCGCAATCGCCTATAAGTACATGGGCGTCACCGCCGACCTCGCTCGAGCGAAGAACATCGACTTGCAGCAGGCCGCTTTGCTCGTCGGGAAGGTGATCGACGGGAACACGAGCGCGCTGAACCGCTACGGGATCGCGATTCCGAAGGGCACCTCGGCGACGGACGCGCTACGGATCGCGCAGCAGAAACTCGCGGGGCAGGCGCAGGCGAGCGTCACCCCGTTCGAGCAGTTCCACGCCGTTCTGAACAACATCCAGGTGATCATCGGCGAACAGCTTCTGCCGATCGTCGACAAGTACCTCGGCAAGGTCACCGACTGGATGAACAAGACGCAGAACCAGAAGAAGATCACCGACGACGTCAAGGTTGCGCTCCACGACCTCGGGGTCGCGCTCGAGACCGCGAAGGGGATCATCCAAGACCTGATCCCGTACGCGAAGGACGCGAAGGACGCATTCGACAAGTTCAGGGACGCCGTCGGCGGCACCAAGCATGCGGTCGAGATCCTCGGGGCGGCGTTCGTCGCCTGGAAGCTCGCGAGCGTCATCGGCGGTATCGGTGGCGCGGCGGGGTCGGCGGGGCCGCTGATCGCGAAGTTGACTACGAATCTGAAGGCGCTGTCGCTGATCGGCGCTATCGCGATCCCGATCGCGATCATCCTCGAGCGTAAGCAGATCGACTCCGCGGTTAGCGGGTTCCTCGACAGCCATGGGCTGCCGGCCGGCACGAACAACGTGACGGCGCAGCAGTTCCAGCAGTTCGCGGGTCGCTCGGCTTTCCAGAACGTACCCGGTGCTGTCAATCCCGCTGTGAACCCTGCTGCATCTGGGCCGGTCGGGTTCGGGTCGGTGCCGAGCGCGGCCGGCAACGGCGCCTATGGTGGCGCGGCGGTCACGTCGACCACGACGGGCGCGGCACGCCAGTACATCGCCTCGACGGCAGCCTCATTCGGTCTTGATCCGGCCGCTGTGATTGGTGTCGCGAACAACGAGAGCGCGAACTGGTCAGGCAAGAGCGGTGACAACAACACGAGCTTCGGCCCGTTCCAGCTCCATATGGGAGGCGCGCTCCCCGCTTCGATCGGCGCGAAGGGTGCCGCGTACGCGAACGCCTGGGCGTGGTCACCAGCCGGGATCGACTACGCGCTCAACGCCATCGCCGCTGCCGGAGCGAAGGGACTGACCGGTGGCGCAGCTGTGAACGCGATCGTGAAGAACTTCGAGCGGCCAGCGAACACGTCCGCCGATATCGCCGCGGGGATGGCAGGTGTCGGCGGTGGCGCAGCGACGGGGCCGCCCGGGACGTTGACGCTCCCAGTCACGGGACTGCCCACCACCATTGGCGGATCTCAGAAAGCAAAAGCAATCGCGGCTGCCAAACTCGGTTTCCCCGACCTGATCGGCGGCACGGGCGCGGCTAACCAGACTGGCCTCTGGTCATCACTCCCCACCGGGGTCAGCGGATCAGCCCGTTACGCGCGCACGGGCATGAACCCGTTCGATACCGGGGTCCTGGGACTTCCCGGCGCGATCGGCGGGTCCGCGCACATGGCGACCGGCGGGAAACTGTTCAGCCCGGCGCTGCAACAAACGATCGGCCTCCAAGGCGGCCTCAGCAGCGCCAGCATCGACACGCTGAAACGAGCGCAAGTCGAACTGAAGAAACTCCAGGACACCTGGATGGGACACGGGCTCAGCATCGCGGTCGCGGATGAGATGGGGAAGGTCAATAAAGCGATAGCGAAGATCGACCTGAAGGAAGCGAACGCGAAGGTCAAGGCGCAGCTCGCGGAGCAGAAAGCAGTGTGGCAGGCGCACGTCAACGCGCTAAAGACGATCGCGTCGAATGCCAAAGCATCGTTCGGGCGTGCGTTCACCGACCTTGCGAACGCCGCCATCAACGCCTTCGACCGCGCCACCCAAAAGGGACTCACCGCGCTACAAGCGCAAGCGGCGCAACCAACCCCGGCCGAGGCGCAACTCGCGTCCCTTCAGGACGCCCATGACGCGCAGGCGATGCAAGACCAGCTCGCCGCCGACCAGGCCGCCGGCGACGCCAAGGCCGTCCAGGAAGACCTCTACCAGATCCAGGTCGCGGCGCTGACGAAGCAGGCGAACCTCGAGCGCGCC